TGCCGTTGAAAGTCGGTAAGAGCCGCGGCGCGATCAGCGCGAACATCAAAGAGCTGACGCACTCGACGACGAAGGCCGGGAAGGCCCGCAACGCGCGACCGAATGCACACGCGGTCAACGTCGCGATCGCGATGCGCCAGGCGGACAAGGCGAACACGCCGCCGCCGATGCGCAAGAAAGGGGCACGTCGATGACGAGCGACGACATCCGCAAGCAGCTCACGATCGCGCGCGGCGCGCTCGACGCGATCGACCAAGGGCTCGACCCGGCCGTCCCGCCGGCGGGATTACCGCCGCTCCGCGTAACCGCCGGCCAGAGCATCCAGAAGGCGATCGACACCGCGGCGCTCACCGGCCAGGATGTCTCGATCGAAGGCGCGAGCTATCCCGGCACGCTGTTGCTGCGCGGGCGGCCGGCGGGCGCGCGCACGATCAACATCATCGCCGACGGCGCGATGCCGCTGGGGACGCGCATCACGAAGGCGCCGCCCGTGTTCGTGGTGCCGACACCGGGATCGAATCTCGGCATCGGCTGTGACGCCGGCGCATCGGGCTACACGCTGCGCGGCATCGGCATCAGCTCGCCGGGCGTCGACGGCACCATGTTCTCGATGGATCCCGGCGGGTTCAACGCGACGCGCCTGGAGGACATGCCGACGGCGATCACGCTCCAGGGCGGCTGGCTCGATGGCGGCAACGCCTGTCACCGCGGCGTCGCGGGTAACGGCGCCGGCGTCGTCGTCGTCGACAGCGCGATCATCGGCGTGATGAAGCAGGGGCAGGATACGCAGGCATTCGGCGCGAGCAACGGGCCAGGCCCGTTCCGCCTCGAAAACAACCTGTTGATGGCGAGCGGCGAAAACCTGATCTTCGGCGGCGACGATCCGAAAGTCGCCGGGCTCGTGCCGTCGGACATCATCATCCGCGGCAACCTGCTGACCAAGGATCTCGCGTGGCGCACGATCAGTGGGACGGTCAAAAACGCATTCGAGCTGAAGAACGCGCGGCGCGTGCTGGTGGAAAACAACATCATCGAGCACGCCTGGATCGACGGTCAGACCGGCTGGCTCGTCGTGATCACGGTGCGCAATCAAAACAATACGGCGCCGTGGTCGACGATCGAGGATGTCGAGTTCTGCTACAACGTCGTGCGCCACGGGTGGAATGGCGTCTCGCTGCTCGGACGCGACGACATCGCGAAAGTGCCGGGCACGGTCAATCCGAGCGTGCCGATGTCGAACGTCCGGATGCACCACAATCTCGTCTACGACCTGGGGCGGCCTGGCTATGGCAGCGGGACGCGCGTCGGGCTGTTCCTCAACAACGGCGTCGATCTGCGCTCCTTCGATCACAACACGGTCAGCGGCGCGATCAGCGAGGGGCTGGCGCTCTCGACCGGCGCCGCGAAAGTCCCCAGCCACGCGGTGGTCACGCACAACGTGATCGACGAAGGCGACTACGGCATCTGCACCAACGTGCCGAACGTCGTCATCGGGGCGCCGGCCTGGGCGTCCGCGGTCGACGCGTCGAGTAACTTCGATGACAATTTGATGATGAAGGGCTCCAGCGGCCGCCGCATCGCGTATCCTGGCGCACACACGCGCGTGCAGCCAACCACCCTCAACGCGGACAAGTCGTTCACCACGTCGCCGGCGTTCGTCACGAGTGACGGCGACAGCATCGGCGCCGACCTGGCCGCGCTCCAGTCTCGGATCCCCGGTCTGGACGTGACGGCGTGAGCGCGCCGGCGCCGAAGTGGCATCAGCGCGCGCGCGCAGCTCTCTCCTCGTGTTGGCCGGGGTCGCGCGACCAGGCCATCATGCAATCACTCGCGCGCATCGAAAAGGGGCTCATAGTGGCAACAGACAAGATCGACGACGTAGCAGCGGCCTTCGGGGATCTCAAGGTGGCCGTCGACAAGGAAGTTGCAGACCTCGCGGCGCTGCGCGCGGAGGCGACGACCACGGGCGCGCTGAATCCCGACCAGATCCAGCGTCTCAGCGCAATCGAAACCAATCTCAAGAACGCGACCGCGGAGCTCGTGTCGTCTGACGCCGGCACACCGGCCGCCGTCGCGACGCCGGCCTCGGCGACGCCGCCCGACACCGGCAGCGCGTCGAGCCCCACGTCGACGCCGGGCGGCCCGGCGAACGCCACCGACGGCAGCGGGACGCAGGCCAGCGCGCCGGCGCCGGTCGACACGGGTTCGATTCCGACCGGCCCGCAGTAGTTCGCCTTTGCCGCGCGTGCGTCGACAGCCGGCCGTCCGCAATTCCGCGGACGGGGCGGACCGCTGACGACACCTGAGTGACTACCAGGATCACGACGCACGCGCGACAACTCTCATCCCGCCGGCGGGATGACTTGAAAGCAAAGCGTAATGGCGCGCTACTGCCCGATGTGCAATCGCTGGCGCGAGACGGTCGAAGAAGACCATCCGCCGTTCCACTGCTCGACGTGCGCCGAGTGCGGCCACATCCACGCGATCCGCGAGGCGCCAGCCGTTCCCGTGAAAGCCGCGCCGCCGCGGCCGCCCACCTGAGATAGAATCCCGCCTGAGCTTTTCCTCACACCAGCCAGGAGGCCCGTATGGGTTGCGGATATTGATCCGGCCACGCTCCCGCCGATAGGAAAGCCGCGCGCGCTGTCGCCGTGCCTGGGTTCGAGCTGCAATCGAAGCGTCGACACGCCAGAGCACGGCGACACGCCGGATCGTTTCCCAGCCGTGCTATATTCTCGTCCGGTCAATCCCTGTGCCAGCCACACGTAAACGAGCGAAGCCGGGCAAGCGCACCGTCCCGCGTGCGGCCGCTCAGCGCGTCGAGGGCAAGCTCACCGACGCACAAGAGACGTTCGTGCTCGCCTACCTGGCGAACGGCTACAACGGGACGGAAGCCTATCGCACGGCGCACCCTGGCTGTGCTGACGGGACGGCGGCCTCCGAAGCCTGGCGTTACCTGAGACTCCCCAAGATTGCGACGCGCATCGAAGCTGTGCAGACGGCGCGCTGGAAACGGCTGCTGATGCAGGGCGACGAGGCGCTCGCGCTGCTCTCGTTGAACGCGCGAGCGGACATCCGGCAATTCGTCGACGACCGCGGCGATCTGTTGCCGGCGAAGGATTGGCCCGTGGGCGCGGGGCTGCTCGTGAAGTCCCTGAAGCCGGGACCGTTCGGCACGGGGATCACGCTGCACGACGCGATGCGCGCGCGCGAGCTGCTCGCGATGGAAGCCGGGCACCTGAAAGCGAACGTGAACGTCGCGCACACATTCGATCACGTCGGCCACCTGGCCGGCAAAACCCCTGACGCGGAGAAGCCTGGAGATGCCGAAGATGAGTGACGCGAACACGAAAGCCGCGCTGGAGTCGGCGATTGTCGAAACCGGCGAGCGGCTGTTGCCCTACTTCCGCTTTGTGCATCTGCCGTCGACGCTACAGGCGACCTCTGAGGCGTTCGCGGAGCTCGCCGTGCGGATCGTGCGCGGTGTGCCGTCCAATCCGGAGCGCACCGTCGCGCTCCGCAAGTTGCTCGAAGCGAAGGACTGCGCCGTCCGCGCAATGCTCTGATGGACACGAGCACCCCGATTCCCGCGCCGACACCCGTCGCGCCGGTCGCGCCGCTGATGCTTGTCGACGTGCCGAAGGGCGCGAGCTCGGACGCGTTCCGCGCCAGCATCGCCAACGCGCTCAACACCATGAACGTCCCACCGGACAAGAAAGCCGTGCTGTTCCAAGTGCAGGGCGATCAGACGGGGACGATGACCTTCGGCGTCGGCGCGCGCTTCGATGATGGCTGGCAAGTCGAGGGCGACATCGAACGCCGCGCCGGCGAACCGCTCGCGGGGCAAGTGAACGTCGTCCGGATCTGGTGATGCTTCGCGGGCATTGTGCGAACTGCGGGATCTGGATCGGGCGCAACGGCACGCGCGCGCTGTGGGGTTGGTGCGGCGACTGCTGGCGCGCGGCCTTCAAAGCGTCGGCGACGGTCGCCGGCGGGATCCTGGCGGGCTGGGCGTCACCGTATGTGTGGCACTTCGTCCGCTGGCTGATCCGCTGAATCCTTAAGGAAAATGGCACCTCGTCACCGTATGGATATCCAGAGGTTTCGATGCTGATCATGCTGCTGCTCATGATTGCCCTGGCGCTCGTGATCCTCTCGGCGATCCCGCGTATCGGGATGCCACTGTGGCCGGCCGTGCTCGTCCTGGTGCTCGTCGAGCTGATCGCGCTCCTGCCTCGCTAGATGACCCCGGAGCAACGCGCGTCGGCGACCTTGCGGCGCTGGGCCAAGAATCCCGGCGCGTTCGTGCGCGAGGAGCTCGGCGCGGAGCCTGACGCGTGGCAGGACGAGGCGCTGCGGCTCGTGGTCATCAGCCCGCGCCTGGCGATGAAAGCGTGCAAGGGGCCGGGCAAGACCGCCGTGCTCGCGTGGATCATCCTGTGGTTTCTCGTCACGCGGCCGCACCCGAAGATCGGCTGCACGTCGATCACCGGCGACAACCTGGATACGAACCTCTGGCCGGAGCTGGCGAAGTGGATCGCGCGCTCGCCGTTCTGCTCGGCGACCTTCACCTGGACCAAGAGCCGCGTCGAGCACAAGGTGTTCCCGAATACGTGGTTTGCGGTCGCGCGGACCTGGCCGAAGAAAGCCGACGCGGAGCAGCAGGCGGATGCGCTCGCCGGCCTCCACGCCGACTATGTGATGTGGATCCTCGACGAAGCCGGCGGCATCCCTCAAGCCGTCATGGCGACCGCGGAAGCGATTCTCGCCTCGTGCGTCGAGGGGCACGTCGTCATCAGCGGGAACCCGACGCACACGACGGGACCGCTCTACGCAGCCTGCACGGTCCAGCGGCATCTGTGGGCCGTGGTGACGATCACGGGCGATCCCGACAATCCGATGCGCTCGCCGCGGATCAATCTCGAATGGGCGCAGCAGCAGATCGCGACCTACGGGCGCGAGAATCCCTGGGTCAAGGTCAACGTCCTGGGCGAGTTTCCGCCGGCGTCGATCAACGCGCTGATCGGGATCGAGGAGGTCGAGGCCGCGATGCAGCGGCACTATCGGCCGGACGCGTATCAGTGGGCACAGAAGCGGCTCGGCGTCGACGCGGCGCGCTTCGGCGATGATCCCTGGGTCATCTTCCCGCGCCAGGGCGTCGCGGCGTTCCGCCCGGTCTACGTGCGCAACCCGCGGACGCCGGAGATCGCCGGCCGGATCGCGAAGGCGCATCGCGACTGGAAACCGGAGCTGATCTTCATCGACGACACCGGGCATTGGGGCCACGGCTGCATCGACCTGTGCATGGCCGGCGGCCTGCCGGTCGTCCCGGTCATCTACTCGGCGAAGGCGATCGATCGGCGCTACAAGAACGTGCGCGCGGAGATGTATATCGCGCTCGCGGACTGGATCAAAGCCGGCGGCGCACTGCCGAACCGCCCGACGCTCGCGCAGGAGCTCACGGCGCAGACCTACGCCTTCATCGGCGGCCAGTTCGTGTTGGAAGACAAAGACCAGGTGAAGGAGAAGATCGGCCGCTCGCCGAACGAAGCCGACGCGCTCGCGCAAACCTTCGCGCTGCCGGAGATGCCGGGCCAACTCGTCGCGCAGCTCCAGGGCCAGGCGCACGCGCTCCGCGACGCCGACCCGTTCGAGTCGCACCACGCCAGCGCGCTGCACGACATGGATCCGTTTGCCGAAGGGATTGACTGATGGAGCGCTCGACGATCGCGTTCCCGCTCGACTGCCTGATGCCGGGCGACACGATGCTCTTTCGGCCGCAGCCGGTCGCCTGGACGCACCCGACGACGTGGGCCGGCGCGTTCGTGGGGCAGGCGATCGCGTGGAAGACCTGGCACAACATCAGCCACGTCGAGATCTACATCGGCGCCGGCGAAGTCGTCGCGTCGCGCGACGGGATCGGCGTGAACCGCTATCCGGTGCGATCGGATCTGGTGGCCTACGTGCTGCGGCCACCGGCGGGCGCGTTCGACCTGGCCGCGGCGCTCGCCTGGTTCGAGGCGCACGCCAAGGGCCAGGGCTACGACTGGCTGGGGCTCTCCCGGTTCTACCGGACGCACATCGCGCAGTCGACGACGAAGATGTTCTGCTCGGCGTTCTGGCTGCGGTTCTACCGGGCCGGCGGCTTCCATCCGTTCCACGCGCGCATCGACGCGGATAGCATTTGTCCCGGCGAGATCCTCGACGCGCCGCTGCTCTCGACGGTCTGGTGCGATGGGCGCGTCGATTTCGACGCGGACGGCGTGTGAGCGATGGATTTCGACGCCTGGCCGGAGGACAGCAACGAGCTGATGATCCGGCTGTGGTTCTGGTTCTCGTGCAACTTCTGGCTGGTGATCGACGAGCCGATCCCGGCCGGCTATCCGCCGGCGGGCAATGCCGCCCTCCCGCGCTTGTCGATGGAGATCCCGATGCAGGTAGCTTTTAAGACGCCGCAAGGCACCTATGTGACGCTCGATCCGGGGACGGGCAAATTCGCGTTTGACCGCACGGTGCGCGGTCCCTGGGAGACGTTCGAGCTCGAAATCGTCGACGCACAGGGCGCGAGTCTGCCGGCCGCACCAAGCGGCGCGCTGTTCACGCCGCCGGCCGATCCCTTCGCGGCGCCGGTGGGCGACTACACGAATCCGGAGTTTCTCCGCGACGTGATCCAATACGGCATCAAGGTGGCCGGGCTGCGCGAGGCGACAGATGCCGACTATGCGTATTGGACGAGCAAGTGGCCGGAGATGACGGCGCGCGGCGTCGAGATCAACGTCCCCGATTACGCGTGGCGTCGGCTGATCGGCTGGCAGGCCACGGGCGCCGACAAGGCGAAGGCCGGCCCCTACGCGTGAGCGTCGCCCCGTGAGCGTGCGACCGGCTACGGCTGCGGATGTCCCGGCCATCGTGGAGATGGTCGGGCATTTCCTCGTCTCGACGCCTTACGGCAAGCTGCTCGCGTTCGTGCCGGCGGTCGTCGTCAACCTGGCCGGCTGGGTCTTGGAGCACGGGCACATCGTCGTCGGCGAGCGCGACGGCGTGCTCGTCGGCTTCATCGCGCTGGTGGCCGCGCCGCACCCGATCAGCGGCGAACCGGTGGCGGAGGAGCTCGCCTGGTGGGTCGAGCCGAGTGCCCGGCGCGGTCGCCTCAGCTACTACCTGTTGCGGTCCGCTGAAGATTGGGCACGACAAAAAGGGCTGAGTATGTTAAAAATGGTCGCGCCGAGTGGCTCAACGGTGGGCGCCTTCTACGAGCGGCTCGGTTACTCCCCTGTCGAAACGGCCTACATCAAGAGGTTGACCGCATGATCAACGGCCCCGCACTCGGTGTGATCCTGGCCGTCGCGCTCGGCTACTTCGCCGTCGCCGGCGTTGTCGACGGCGCGAAGCACGTCGCCCACGGCGTGAAGAAGGCCGGGCACGCCGTCGTCCACGTCCTCAAGCACGCGCACTGATGGCCGCCTTCTCGACGCTCGCGCTCATCGGCCTCGGCACCGCGATCGGCGGCCTGTTCGGCAAGCTGGGACAGAGCGGCAGCAGCGGCGGCGACGCCGCGAGTCAGCCGCTCGCGCCTGGCAGCACGGCGGTCAAGCGCGGCACGCCGCCGACCTCGACGGATACGAACCCGGCGCCGCCCGATGTGCCGGCGACGGCCAGCGCGAACACCGCCGCGGCGCTCAGTGCGGCCGCGCGCACGCGTCGACGCGCGGCCGCCGGCAACGCTGGACCCGTGACAGCGCCGACCTCTGGCAGCGGCGGGAGCGGCACGGCGGCGCCGCAGTCTTTGATCGGACAGTAACCGTCCATGCGATACGCGCCGACAACCTCGCTCAACAAGCGCGACCGCTACGAACGCCTGCGCGCGGCGCTGCTCCAGGATCGCCGATCGTTCGAGGCGCACTGGCGCGACCTCGCCGATTACCTGTTCCCGCGGCGGACCCGGTGGTGGGCCGGCGACCGCAATCGCGGCGACAAGCGCAATCAGAAGATCATCGATTCGACGGGCCGGTTCGCCGCGCGCACGCTGCAGTCCGGTCTGCATGCCGGGCTCACGTCGCCGGCGCGCCCCTGGTTCAAGCTCACGACGCCGGACACGAAGCTCGCCGAGCAGAAGGAAGTCGCGAGCTGGCTGGAGATCGTCACGCAGCGGATGCAAGTCGTCCTGGCCGACGGCAATCTCTACAACGTGCTGCCGATCGTCTACGGCGACATGGGCGTGTTCGGCACGGCGGCGATGGCGTTCCTCGACGACACGGAGGATCTCTATCGCTGCTACGCGTATCCCGTCGGCAGCTACGCGCTGGGGCTCGATCGCCGCAACCGCGCGACGACGTTCGTTCGCGACTACGAGCTGAGCGTGCTGCAGATCGTCCAAGAGTTCGGCGTGAAGCCGGGCTACAAGGATGTCGACTGGACGACGATCCCCGACATCGTGAAAGGCCAATACGACCGCGGGGACTACACGTTCAACCATGAACTGTGTTGGTTGGTGCAGCCGAATCCGGAGGCGGACCCGAAGCGGATCGGATCGCGCTTCCTGCCGTGGAGCTCGTGCCACTGGCTCCGCGGCGATCAGTCGAAAGGCTTTCTGCGCGAGAGCGGCTTCAAGACGTTCCCAATCATGGCGCCGCGCTGGGACATCACCGGCGAGGATACCTACGGGACGGACTGTCCCGGCATGACGGTGCTCGGCGACGTGAAGCAGCTCCAGATCATGCACAAGCGGAAAGCGCAGGCTATCGCGAAGATGGTCGATCCGCCGCTGAAGGGCAGCGCGGAGCTCCGCACGCAGAAGACCTCGCTGCTCGCCGGCGACATCACCTATCTGCGCGATCCGAAAGAAGGGCTCGCGCCGATCCACGAGGTGCGGCTCGACATCGACCATCTGTCGCGCGACATCGGCGAAACGCAGTATCGGATCCAGCGCGGGTTCTACGAGGATCTGTTTCTCATGCTCGCGCAGAACGATCAGCAGCGCGACAGCGCGCAGCCGATCACGGCGCGCGAAGTCGAGGAGCGGCACGAAGAAAAGCTGCTGGCGCTCGGTCCCGTGCTCGAACGCACCAACGATGAATTGCTCGACCCGATCATCGAGCGCATTTATCTGCTGATGGAAAACGCGGGGCTCATCCCGCCGCCGCCGCAGGCGCTCCAGGGCGTCGCGCTCAAGGTCGAATACATCTCGATCATGGCGCAGGCGCAGAAGCTTGTTGGTGTGGTCGCGCAAGATCGGTTCCTGCAGTCGGTCGGACCGCTGATCCAGGTCTTCCCGGAGATGCGCAACAAGATCGACAGCAATCAGGTGGTCGACAACTACGGCGCGATGCTCGGCGTGGACCCGCGCATCATCCGCAGCAGCGACGATGCCGACGCGCTCAGCGCACAGCAGGCGCAAGCGCAGAAGGATCAGGCCGAAGCCATCCAGGCCGCCAATATGTCGAAGGCGGTCAAGAACGCCGGCAGCACGCCGGTGGGCACGGGCTCCGCGCTCGATGCGCTCGTGGGCGGCGTGACGGCCGGCGTCCCGAGTAGCGCCAGCGTGGCGGGCGCACCGTGAGCCGTCCCGCGCTAACCGGCAACGCCGCGGATCCGCAGCAAGTCGCGCGCGCGCGCCGCAAGGAAGCCGAACGCGGCGAGCGCTTCCTCGTCTCGCTGCAGGCGATTATGCGGACGCGGGAAGGGCGCCTCGTGATGTGGGAGCTGCTCTCGCGCGCCGGCATCTACCGGAGTATTTGGGATCCGTCCAGCAAGATTCACTACAACGCCGGACGCCAAGACTACGGACACGAGCTGCTCGCGTCGGTCATCGCCGCCGACAGCGACTTGTATCAGCAGATGGAACGCGAACAGCGCGCGTTCGAGGCCGCCGAAGACCGCGGCACCGCGGCGAGTCAGACCAAGCCCGCAACCGAAGGAGCTCAGACCGATGGCCGTTGAAACCAGCACGACCGGCGCGCAGGGTGACACCAAGAGCGCCGCCGCGGACGGGGCGACCAGCCTCGCGACCGCCACCGTCCCCGCCGCAGAGACGAAGCCCGCCGCGGCCGCGGCTGGCGAGACGAAGCCGGCCGAGACGACACCCGCGGACACCAAAGCCGCGGAGACGACGACGACGAAAGCCGGCGAGACGAAACCCGGCGAGACGAAGGCAGCGGAGACGAAGACCGCGCAGCCGGGCGACCAAAAGGCCGCCGTGGTGCCGGAGAAATACACGCTGCAGGTTCCGGAGGCCGCCAAGCATCTGATCGTGCCGAGCCACCTGGCGCGGCTCGAAGCGATGGGCAAGGCGAACGGCTGGACCAACGAGCAGACACAGATCGCGCTGGAGAATTTCGCCACCGACATCAAGGCGCTGTCCGACGGCTTCGCCGAAACGACGAAGGCCGATCCGGACTACGGCGGCGACCATCTCCCGGAAACGCAGCGACTCGCACGCGCGGCCATCCAGGCCGTGCGACCGGAGGGTCATCCCAAGCGGGAATCCTTCCTCCGCTTTCTGAACGAAAGCGGCGCAGGCAATCACATCGAGGCCCTCAGTTTCCTGGCGGACCTCGGTAAAGCCCTGGGCGAAGATGCGCCGGCACTCGGCAAAAGCAAAGTCGGATCGACGGAGAGCGCGGCCGATCGCCTCTACGACAACCCGACCAGCAAGACGCTCGACGGCCGCGCGTAGGCTTCGACCCGACACGGAGAATCGACCGATGAAACTTTCGACCCTGCTCACGGCACTCGTCGCGCTCCTCTGCGCGATCCTGATGCCGACCTCGCTCCACGCGGCCGGCCTGGGCGGCGTGCAGACCGCCGCGCACGCACACGGGATCGTCGGCTACCTGATCGTCTTCGGCGTGACGCTCTCGACGGGCGCGCTCACGCTGAACGATTGGGCGAAACGCCTCGACCCCGACGGCAAGGTGCCGATCATCGCGGAGCTGCTCTCGCAGTCCAATGAAATCCTGATGGATATGATCTGGCGCGAAGGCAACCTCCCGACGGGCCACCGCACGACGATCCGCACCGGGCTGCCGACCGTCTACTGGCGCATGCTGAACCAGGGCGTTCCGCCGTCCAAGTCGACGACCGCGCAGGTCGACGAAAACGCCGGCATGCTCGAAGCGTGGTCGGAAGTCGACAAGGATCTCGCGATCCTGAACGGCAACGTCAGCGCGTTCCGCCTCTCCGAGTCGAAAGCCTTCCTCGAAGCGATGAATCAGGAAATGGCGCAAACGCTGTTCTACGGCAACAGCGGCCTGGCCGCGGAGGAGTTCACCGGGCTCTCTCCGCGCTACTCGGCGATCAGCGGCGCCGCCAACGCCGACAACGTGATCGACGCCGGCGGCACGGGCTCGACCAATACCTCGATCTGGCTCGTCGCGTGGGGCGAGGAAACGGTCCACGGGATTTTCCCGAAGGGATCGAAGGCCGGGCTGCAGCACGAGGATTTCGGCGAGCAGACGATCGAAGTGACCGCGGGGATCGCCGGCAACCGCATGCGCGCGCTGCAGGAGCGGTATCAGTGGAAAGCCGGCCTCGTGGTCAAGGACTGGCGCTATGTCGTCCGGATGTGCAACATCGACGTGACGACGCTCTCGACGGGCACGCCGGTGCTCACCGACCTGATGGAAGCGGCCGACGAGATCATCCCCAACGAGCTCGGCAAACGCGTCTTCTACATGAACCGCCGCGTCCGGCGGTATCTGCGTAAACAGGTCCGGACCGACGTGCAGCACGGCGGCGGCCTGACCTACGAGAACCAGCAGGGCAAGGGGCCGATCCTGATGTTCGGCGACGTGCCGATCCGCCGCGTCGATCAGTTGCTCATGACGGAGGCGCGCGTCATCTGACGCGTGGATCCGCGCGCTGTTCCTGGGGCCTGGCGCGCCGCGCTGGGCCTCGCGTTTCTGTTCTCGTTTCTCAGGAGACTCCACGATGTTTGTAGACGCGCTACTTCTGCTGTCGGACAACCAGGCGCTCGTCGCGACTGGCAACAGCACCAACACGATCGATCTCGGCAACCCCACCGTGAAAAACCGCATCGGCAACGGCGAGCCGATGGCGATCGGCGTCCAGGTGGGCGTCGCCGCGGACTTCACGACGGGCGATGAAAGCTACGAGATCGATATCGTCACGTCCGCGACGCCGGACCTCGCGACGCCGACCCGGATCGCGAAATACGTCCTGACCGCCGCGCAGCTCGCGCTGTTCAAGCGGTTCATCCTGCCGATCCCGCCGGGGCTCATCGTCCAGCGTTACCTGGGGCTCAACTACGTGCTGGGCGGCACGACGCCGAGCGTCACGCTGCGCGCGGAGCTCGGCCCGATGTCGTTCTTCGACGGCGAGACGACGATCTACGCGAAGGGCTACAGCAACTAGCCACTCGCGCGCTGACCCTGCCGCCGGCGGTCAATGGGGACCGTCGGCGGTTTCGTTCCTTCCTCTCGACGCAAAGGCACCATGTCCAAGAAGAAAACGCCGGCGACCGTGCGGCCCGACAATCCGTTCGAGCCCGTGGCCGATACACCAGGGATCCTCATGGGCTCGCCGCGCCCGGCGACGACCTCGGTTCAATCGCGCGTGGCGACGGAGCAGGCGAACGACAAGCGGCGCAAAGAGCAAGAGCAACGCGCGGCCGCGACGCCGGCGCCGGCCGGCCGCATCAAGGTCGAGGCGACGCAGACCGGCTACTACGATCACGCGCGGCGCCGGCCGGGCGACGTGTTCACGATCGACGGCACGCAGGACGCCGACGGCAACGTGATCGCGTTCGCGGATGTGTGGATGAAGCGCGTCGACGAGCGCACGCCGGAGCGGATGACGCTCGGCAATCAGGAGATCGCGCGGAAGAACGCGGCCGTCCGCGACATGCGTTTCGGCGGCGGATCCGCGCCGATGCCGCTCAGCAGCGGTGGCGACGACGACAATCCGCTCGGCGACGAGTAGCGCGAAGGGCTGACCGATGTCCACCAAGACCGTCTACCTGCCGTTTTACATCGTCCTGACCGACGCCGCCGAAGTGGCGACGCTGCAGGCGAAGTATCCGAAGGGCGTCAACCGCGCGCCGTATGACCCGAGTGTCAACGGCACCGGCGTGCCTGGTGGGGCGGCGATCGAGTTCAACGCGCCGTTTGTCGGCGTGAGCGATGTCGGCCAGCACGCGCCCTACACCTACGCGCCGACCGCGGCGCACGTCGGCGGCTCGCAGTATCCGACCAACGTCGCGACCTTCTCGCAGCATAGCGGCGGCTTCTTCGGGCTGTTCGGCACGACGACGCAGTTTTATTGGATCGGCACGTTCAAGCTCGCGAGCGCGACGACCGATCCCGCCGGCGGCGCGACCCCGGAGAATCTCCAGGTCCGGCGCTGGGCCGAAGGCTGGGAGCTCGACGGCCTGGGCGGCAACATCAGCGGCGGCCTCACGATCACGCGCGAGGCGTCGCGCCACATTGGCGGCTGGGGCCTGAGCTACAGCGGCACGAACGCCGCCGAAAACATTCCGCTCACCAAGTTCGCCACCGGGCTGCCCGCGTCGCCGACAAGCTGGGAGCGGTTCTATGTGCGCGTGCGGAGCTATCCGAGCGTCGCCGGGTTCCCGCTGATCTGGCGCTGCCGCGGATCCAACTCGCCGGCCTCCGGCGCCGGCATCGGTGTGGCGCCTGGCGGCGACGCGTATCTGTTCAACATCGACAACGTGTCGACGCGCACGTTTCAGGCGATCATCGGGAAATTCCCGCTCTGGACCGGCCATCCCGACAATGACGCGTGGGTGCGGATCGATCTGCTGATCTACTACGGCAGCGCGCTCGCGGGCGGCAAGCTCAGTGTCTACTGGAACGGGAAGCACGTCGGCGACTACGTGGGCATCGCCGGCACGGGCCTCGCGTCGACCGGCGGCGGCCATCAGTCGAGCGAGATCGGCAGCAGCTACGGCACCAACGATCTGGAGTTCGATTGCGACGACTGGACGAACTGCACGATCCCGACGCTGTTCACCGGGCGCGACTGGCTGAACGGGACGAAGATCGTCCGCGTCAAGCCGAAAGCCTTCAGCGGCTCGAATGTGTGGGTGGGCGCCGTGCAGACGCTCATGCAGAACATTCGCGCGGCCATCAACGGCGCGACGATCTCCAGCACGACGGCGAGCGCGCTCTGTGAGGTGACGACCGACGACGACATCCAGATCAGCGCGGACAAGGATCAGATCGGCGTGGCGTCCGCCCTGGTGCGCGTCGAGAGCGCGGCGACCGGCCTGTCGGGCCTCCTCGGCTTCAAGCGCAGCGGCCAGGCGGCGGCCGATACGGCGCTCGTCGAGAGCAGCACGCACACGAATCGATTCGTCTTCTACACGAACCCCGGCACGGCGCCGACCTATCCCGCCGTCGCGCCGATGACGCTCCGCTACACGAAGGGCGCCGACGCGCTGGCGGCGAACCTGCGCGCGCTCGACGCCGCCTATGAGGTCAACGGCACGTTTGGCGCCTGCGACGTGAACCCGGCGAACATCACCGGCACGACGGTGCCGACGTTCCCCGGCGACATGGGGCCGCACAACGCGCCCTATCCGCGCTCGCAGTGGGCGACGCAGAGCAAAGCCGGCGTGATCGCGCCCTACGTGATCATCGGCGGGACGTATGTCGGCAACGGCACGGGCCAGGACATCAGCCTCCCGTATCCCGTGCATTTCCTGCACATCCGGAACGTCTCCACCAACGCGAATTTCATCTGGTGGAGCTCGATGGCCGGTCCTCATCCCGCGTGGGACGAGATGATCGACGACTCGATCGCGGACATCAGCGAGGATCTGACGTTCGTCCCCGTGCAGGCGCCGGACAACCGGCAGCAGGGCTACGTCGTCCGGATCGCCGGCGCCAGCGCGTCGCTGAACGCCGCAGCGACGACGTACCAATACGTCGCGATCTGTGACCCCGGCGCCCGGTTCATGCTCAACGGCTGCATGACGCACCTGAACACCACGCTTCAGGACATGCCGAACCCGCTGATCGATCCGAACTACACGCCGGAATTTGGTTTTTTCGAGCAGGAAACGGACTCGGCGACGACGACGCAGCGGCTCTACACGCAGGGGCCGGCCAACTCTCCGGCGACGATCCAGAACGTCGGCGGCGCGTCGACCGGGGCCGCGCTGACGATGGCGCAAGGGCTCATCACCACCAAGGCGGCGCTGCACTCGATCATGTCGGGCAACCCGATGGCCTACATGCTCTGGCGCCGGGCCGACGGTAACAACGATCCCGGTCAGCCGGGTGTGGTCGCGCTCGCCTCGTGGACCGGCGCCGGCGGCACGGCGCGGACCGTGAACCTCGCGCCGGCGAGCGGCAAGCGGCCGCTGTTCGCGATGGTCTTCGGCCAGGGCGGCGCGGCCTACTGGCGCGACCCGTCGCACACGGGCACCAACTCCGCGAAGAACGACAACAGCGTCTCGACGACCGGCATCACGGCCGGCGGCATCGATCAGATCACTGTCGGCAGCTCGCTCGACACGAACGGGATCATCTTCAACGCGATCATCTGGTTCGCCGACGCGAACGCGGGCAACAACGGCTGGGGCATCAACGGCACGTTTGCGCCGGTCGAAGCCGCGGTGACGGACGGCGGCATCAACGATCCGAACATCGCCGACGTGCTCGCGCAGGACGGCACGACGGGCACCGGCACGGGCACCGGCGCACCCGGCACGCCGACGATCCCCGGCGACATCACGACGGATCTCGCGACCACCTGTCTGCCGTTCTCGACGCAGCTCGCCAACATCGCGCTGGCGCGGCTCGGCGTGAGCAAAAAGATCGTGAGCCTCGCGACCGATGTCACGGTGGAAGCGGAGCAGGCGCGGCTGCATTGGGGCACCGACGTGGAGCAGACGCTCCGCGATCACCCGTGGGGCTTCGCGACGCGCTACGCCGACCTGGTGCTCGTCGCCGGCAGCGAGACGGTGAAGGCGACGGCGGACTGGCAGTATAGCTACCGCGCGCCCGACGGCATGATGAAGGCGCGGCGCATCGTCGGCCAGCTCGATCAACGCCGGCACTATGACCCGCATCCGATCACGTTCCGCGTCGGCGCCGATGACACCGGGACGCTGATCTACACGAACGCGGAGATCCTCGACGGGATGCCGGTCACGCTCGAATACACGGTGCGCGTGGCGTGCCCGGCCGGCGTCGGCGATGCGATCTTCCGCTCGGCGTTCGCCTGGCGCCTGGCCGCGTCGATGGCGCCGACGCTCTCGCGCGACGCACAAAAAGCCGCGTTCTGCCTGCAGATGTATCAGGCGACGTTCGCCGACGCGACGACCGAAGACGCGCAGGAGCAGCAGCAGGACAAGGACGGAAACGCCGACTGGATCCTCGGGCGCAACTGATGGGGAATCCGGT